AGTCGAGCTGACTCGTACTACCAAACCATGCCAATAAATTGTAAAACTAGTAACCGACAGCCATCACCCGTATCAAGGCTCCGCCGATATTTACGCCTGTAGCAACAATACTAGGCCCAACTGCCGCCAAATCGGCAGGACCCAAATGAGTTACTACTATTTTTTCATTCGCATAGTCATATGTAAAGGTATAGCCCAAATCCGCAGCTGTAGTTGCCGTAGCAGTTCCACTAACAGACTGAGCCGACATCAGAATGATATCAAAACCTCTAAGACCCAAGGCCGAAGGAGCGAAGGCATCGCCAGTCGCTACAACAGTACCAGTTGCTTCTACGTCCGCAGTAACAATTCTTTTGTTACCGAAAACGGTTTCATGGATTATGGTTGATGCAAAAGTAACAGCCATTAAAATATGTCCTTCTTACTGGATACCACCTATCCCACCCTCAGAGGTTACCCTCTTACTTCCAGTATTAGAATTTAAGCTTTATAGATAGATAGGGAAGTTAGCACAAAACTAACTTCCCTATCCTATGTACCGACTGAAAGACTAAGTTTAGGCGTTCAGGTCAGTAATTTTAGCGTGTGCATCCAAACGCAAGGATCGTAGTTCACCGATGGTGTAGAACAATCCACGTAGGACGAATGCGTTAGCCTGGAAAAAGTCTCGGTTGTCGATATACTGCGTAGGGGCAGCTATAGCGAGTTCCAAGTACCTTGTATCCATGACATACACGTTGCTACCTAAGTTGCCATCCGCAGCCGTGAACGAACCCTGAACATCAGGATCGACAATAACTGGGATACCAAGATAAGTAGCCACCTGGAAGCCAGCGTGGGAGCCTGGGAGGGTAGATTCGTCGCCGACTTTGACAACAAATTCGCCCCAGTCCAGATACCGTTGCTGAGCTTGCAGCAGGGAAGACAGACGGTCAAACTGGTCATAACCCATCAGAATTACGTCAGGGTCAGCACCGTTTACACGAACCTCACGGATGGCTTGGTCGAGAAGAGACAGAGTCAAGTTCCGACCCACACCACTGTTACTGAGAACAGTAGCAGCAGAAACGTGTCCACCAGCAGCACGAGTAGCTTGGTTATATACGTCTACGCCGTTAGTAACTGTCACACCGGCAACGTTACGAGCATCTTGTTCGACAATGTCGTCAAGAGAGGTAAAGCCAGCGCGGCTCTTTATGTAAAGAATCTCGCCATCAGTCAAAGATCCACCACCTGTCCAGGTAGCATCACCAGCAGCATCAAGGCCAGAGTACGTAAGAGCGGTATCACCAATGGTGGTTCCACCGAAGGTGTCACCAACACGGAAAGTGTTACCAGCAGAAATTACTTCACCAGTACCAGAGGCACCAGAAGTCGAGGAAATGGTCATCGAGCGAAGCAGGAGTTCCTGGTTCAACTCTTTGATGTGGTCCCTAGCAGCAGCTTCCTGCTCAACTGCCAGGTTATCCCCCATACCACCCTCAAGACCGCTCATGATCTGGGACTTGAGTGAAACACCGAAGTCAGTGGCAATGATACGAGGAGCAGAGTCCACGTTGACATAATTGCTGACATCAATGGTAGGGATTGAACCAGTCTCAGTGACAGGTCGAGAACGACCATCACCACGATCAGAACGAAGCCTCCAACCAGTTGTGGGACCCCATTGAACCTTTCGCAGGATGTTCCAGAAACGAGTCTGGTTGTTCAGTGCGTCCCAGACCTTCCGGCCATAGGTTGCTGTGAACACATCAGAGACTTGCAGATAGGTCTGTTTAGCAAAATAGCCAGGTGGCATCAAGGAAGAACGCATGTTACGTTCTGCAGATGAAATATACTGAGCTATGCTAAGATCATTGGATGTAGTCATTACTTCCTACCCCCTTTTGTAGGATAGTAGTACAGGGTGTGGGGAGTAAGCTCACCAGTTTGGTTACGCATACCATTTACCAGTTTAAAGTGGCCCCGTAGATCAGAAGCATCGGTGCGACTGGTAATCTCTTCGATACCATTCACAAACTGCTCTTGACCCTCTTCCTCTGCACTCTTTTGGAAGGAATCGCCTTCCACTCCAATACGACGGTCAGGCATCTCGAAAGAAGTCTGATCCTCGGACTCTGAACCAAGGATGGATGAACCTTCCTTAGTCAAAGGAGTCATAGTGTCGCCACGGGAAGGATTGAGGTTGAATTGCTTCAAACCGCTTTTGATCCCATCACGAACCTGAGCATTTACAGATTTCTTAAGACCACTAATCTCGGCTTGGATAGCAGTATATTCCTGCTTCTCCTGTTGACGAGATGAAAGCAATCCCTTGATATCTTTCAGCAGGGCATTGACACCATCGGCACTACGTGCCATATAATTTTTCTCCATATCTTCGACTTCCTCGTCGTCTTCACCCAAGAAGTCATCTTCGCCATTGCTGTCTTCGCCGATGTTGTCAACAATGTCTTCAACACCGTCTTCCATCATGTCTTCTTCTTCTTCCTCATGATGGTCTTTAGCCAGTCCACGGTTATCATTCTGACCTTCGCCAGGATAACTGTATCCTCCAGCTCCGTGCATTCCATCAGCCCGTGGGCCACCAGCCTGCACCGGCTGTCCGTCCACCATATGCTTTGCGAAATCAGCCAAAATGGCCTCAAGATCGCTCTTATGGAGGTATGGGTCTGTGCCTTGTGCGGCAGCCTTA